TACATCCCTGTTATCCGGTTCACGGACATCCGCTGGGAGTTCAAAAACGCAGACGGCAAAGTATTCATTGTCAAAGGCTACGGCGCCAAGACTGGTGTGCGAGGAGCCAAGGAAATGGGTAAGCGCCCACAGCTGGCAGTGCTCGATGACTTGATCAGCGATGAGGATGCTCGCTCTGCCACTGTGGTGTCTGCTGTGGAAGACACGGTCTACAAGGCTGTGAACTACGCGTTACACCCAACCAAAAACATGATCATTTGGTCGGGCACACCGTTCAATGCAAAAGATCCTCTGTACAAAGCGGTGGAGTCCGGCGCTTGGATGGTCAATGTGTTCCCTGTGTGCGAGGCATACCCCTGCACGCGGGAGGAATTCAAGGGTAGCTGGCCTGACCGCTTTACGTTTGACTATGTCAAAGAGCAGTACGACCTAGCAGTTAAGTCCGGCAAAGTGGAAACATTTAACCAGGAATTAATGCTGCGAATTATGAGCGATGAAGATCGCATGATTCAAGACGGAGATATTGGCTGGTACAAATTAGACGCAGTTATCCGCAATAAGTCCCGCTTTAATTTCTATGTTACCACTGACTTTGCTACATCTGAGAAAGACAAAGCAGACTTTTCTGTTATTAGTGTCTGGGCCTACAACAATGTAGGTGATTGGCTTTGGGTAGATGGTATTTGTAAACGCCAACTAATGGACAAGAACATTGATGACTTATTCCGCCTCGCACAAATATACAAACCCCAGTCTGTGGGGATTGAGGTTACTGGTCAGCAGGGTGGATTCATCCAATGGATCCAAGGACAAATGCTGGAACGGAATATTTACTTCCCTCTTGCTAGCGAAGGAAATGATACCAAGCCAGGAATTAGACCAAATACCAACAAGATGGTACGTTTTAATACCGTGGTGCCTTTGTTCAAAGCACGAAAGATATTTTTACCAATAGAAAGAAAGACCGAAGCTACAATTGCTGAGGCGATAAATGAATTAAGCTTGGTATCTGTTTCTGGTTTCAGAAGCAAGCACGATGACTTTCTAGATACTGTATCTATGTTGTCTTCACTGACACCATGGAAACCCTCTGAAGAAGCGCCGTTAATTTCCTCTGGTAAATCAAATGGTATGTGGGATCTCGATGTCCAGGATGACATTGCGGATCGTATTGCCTCGTATATTGTTTAAGGATTAGGTATGACGCTTCAAGAAGTATTCGATCAATTAACTTATGGTGAACTGGCTCAGCTTAATATTGGCGGTGCCGGAACTGGAGTTATTAATGAAACCAATTACACCAGAGTTCTGTTGCATGTCAGCTTAGGTCTGACATCACTGTACAAGCGGTTTGCCTTAAAAGAGGGCCGTGTCACTGTGCAGCTGGATCCTTCGGTTAGCACTTATTACCTAAACCGTAAGTTTGCCGTTACTAACACTCGCTCAAGAGAACCTATTAAGTACTTGCTGGACTCTGGCATGGAGCCGTTTAAAGACGATCTGCTCAAGGTAGAACAAGTTCTTACTGACTTGGGCTTTGAGATGGATGTGAACAACAGAACCAATCCGCTCTCAGTCATGACTCCGGCTGCGACCACGCTGCGCGTGCCCTTGCCTATGGTGCTACGCGCAAGAGATTTGCCGGAGCGGCTTAAAACAGAGACGCTGGAAGTGGTGTACCGGGCCAATCATTTCAAGATTGCCTCCGAAGACCTTGATCCTGAGATGGTTCTGCTGGAACTTCCTGACGCTTACCAAGAAGCGCTCTTGTATTTTGTGGCCAGTCGGGTGAACAACCCCATTGGCATGAGCAACGAGTTCGACGCATCTAGCAACTACTCAGTCAAATACGAACAAGCCTGTCAGCAGCTGGAGCTGCAGAACTTACAAGTGGACCAGGGTAGTGAAAACACCAGGTTTTCTTCGCGTGGCTGGGCATAAAGGAAATACCCCATGAATTTACTAAAAACTTCCTCAGACGCAGCTGGCAAACCGCTCACCGACTGGAAAAAAGCCCCAACAGTCAAAGAGCTGAAACAAGATCTTCAAGACGCCAAGCCCATCCACGACTCTCAGGTCATCAAGATCAATGAGTGGCTGGACAACCTAAACGTCACAGGCAAAGCCAAGATGCCGGTGGTCAAAGGCAGCTCCAGCATTGTGCCCAAGCTCATCCGTAAGCAAGCAGAGTGGCGCTACGCCTCACTCAGTGAGCCATTTCTGAGCACAGACGATGTGTACAACGTCAAGCCTGTGACCTTTGAAGACCGTAAAGCTGCACAACAAAACCAACTGGTTTTAAACCACCAGATCAACAACCGCATCGACAAGACCAAGTTCATTGATGAGTACGTGCGTGCAGCCGTGGACGAAGGCACAGTCATTGTGCGAGTGGGCTGGCAGTTTGAGGAAGAAGAGATTGAAGTCACTGTGCCGGATGTGCAGTTCCAGGTTAACCCTGAGATGGGCCCACTGCATGATCAGTTGCATCAGTTGATGGAGAGCTCTCCCAGTGAGTACGCCACCAATGTGCCGGATGAGCTGAAAGAGGCGCATGACCTGACGATGGAGCAAGGCCAACCGATTGAGCCAGTCATCATTGGGGAGAAGACAGTCAAGCAGATGAAGACGGTTAAGAACTTCCCTACTGTGGAAGTCTGCGATTACCGCAACGTCGTGATAGATCCGACCTGCAATGGAGATATCAGCAAGGCCAAGTTCCTGGTGTATAGCTTTGAGTCCTCGCTTGCCGAACTCAAGAAAGATTCCAAGTACAAGAATCTGGACCGGATTAATGTTGAAGCCAACTCCATTTTGGGCACCCCTGACCACACGGCAGCCGGTGACACCCAGTCGTTTAACTTTACTGATGAGCCACGTAAGAAGTTTGTGGTTTATGAGTACTGGGGTTTCAGAGACATTGATGGCTCCGGGTTAATCAAGCCCATTGTGGCGGCTTGGGTAGGTGACACCATGGTTCGTCTGGAAGACAACCCATTCCCAGACAAAGAGATCCCATTTGTGATGGAGCAGTACTTGCCTGTGCGCAAGTCCAACTATGGTGAGCCGGATGGTGCGCTGCTGGAAGACAACCAGCGCGTTATCGGTGCTGTGACGCGGGGCATGATTGACATCATGGGTAAGTCGGCCAATGGCCAGACAGGTATGCGTAAAGACATGCTTGACACCACCAACCGCAGGAAGTTTGACAAAGGCTTGGACTATGAGTTCAACGCCAATGTCGATCCGCGCCAGGGGGTGTATATGCACACTTACCCAGAAATCCCACAGTCTGCACAGTTCATGCTGCAACTCCAAAACATGGAAGCTGAGTCCCTAACTGGTGTGAAAGCTTACTCCCAAGGCGTCTCTGGCCAAGGTCTAGGTGACGTGGCAGCAGGTGTGCGCGGTGCATTGGATGCAGCTTCCAAGCGTGAGCTTGGGATCCTTCGTCGCTTGTCCAGCGGCATTATCAAGATTGGTCGCAAAGTCATCAGCATGAACGCAGAGTTCCTGTCGGATGAGGAAGTTGTCCGCGTAACCAATGAAGAGTTTGTCACTGTGCGCAAGGATGACCTTGCAGGCAAGTTTGACCTGCGCCTGTCTATTTCCACAGCGGAAGAAGACAACAACAAAGTCGAAGAGTTGGCTTTCATGTTGCAAACCATTGGCAACAACATGGACGGCGAGCTGCGCAACATGATATTGGCGGATATTGTCCGCCTGAGAAAGATGCCAGACCTGGCCAAGAAGATTGAAACCTACCAGCCCCAGCCTGATCCTTTGGCGCAGCAGAAAGCTCAATTGGAGATTGAATTACTTCAAGCCCAAATTGAGAATGCCCGTGCACAAGCAGGCGAGCGTCAATCAGGTGCCCAGTTAGATATGGCTAAAGCAGGAACTGAGGAGGCTAAACGACAGTATCTCAGTTCAGATACTGACTTAAAGAACTTGGAGTTTGTTGAACAAGAATCTGGCGTAAAACAAGAACGAGCTAAGGAACTTCATGGCGAACAGGCCCGTAGCCAAGCCAAATTAAAGTTAATAGACCGTTCATTTGTTAATGAAGATCGTAATTCTGATTTACTAAAAGAATATCTTCGTGCGCGATGATTTAAATTTGATATATAGTACAGGGCGTTTACTGTATTAATTAAGTAAACGCCTCTATTAACTTCTATAGCACTGGTAGATCCATGAGTAATGACACAATCCAAGAGATTGAGCGAAATATTAAACAAGCCAAGAGCTTGGTGGAAAATGGCGATGCATTGGAGCGGTTGAAAAATAACAAGGACTTTAAAAAGATAATCCTTGATGGATTCTTTGAGAAAGAAGCCATTCGGTTGGTTCATCTAAAGGCAGATAGAAATATGCAAAGTGTGGACACACAAAAGTCCATCCTTACACAAATGGATGCGGTAGGCGCATTGCATCAGTATTTCAATGTCATATTTATTCAGGCTAATCAAGCCAGCAAATCTATTGCTGCCGATGAAGAAGCCCGTGATGAATTGCTTGCAGAGGAACTTGAATAATGTTAGATGCTGTTATTGATATCCCTGACGCAGAAACTGCTGCGCCTGATCAGACTAATTATCTGAGTATGTCGGACGCCGAGATGATGGCAGCAGGTGCCCCATCTGAGGAAGTTCCTGCTGCTCCAGCTAGTGAGGCAGCTGATGCTGAAGACCTAGAAGATGCTGAGGAAGAGGCCAAGACGCCTGAAGCTGATGATGCCGAAGACGACGCCGCAGCTGACGAAGGAGCCGATACGGCGACGCCCGAAGCTGCACAGTCGGATGAGGTTGAGCCAGAAGCTACGGCTCCTGAAGCTGACCAGGCTCCTGAAGACAAGGTGGACTACGAAGCTGAATACAAGCGCTTAATTGCGCCGTTCAAAGCCAATGGCCGTGAGATTCAGGTCAGGTCTGCAGAAGATGCAATTGCACTCATGCAAATGGGTGCGAACTACAACAAGAAGATGGCGGCTTTAAAGCCGAATCTGAAAATCATGAAGCTGTTGGAAAACAACGGCTTGATGAGTGAAGAAAAGCTCAGCTTTTTAATTGACCTGGATAAAAAGAATCCAGCCGCAATTAACAAGCTAGTTCAGGAAAGCGGCATTGATCCTATGGATCTTGACGCTGAGAAGGCAGGCGAGTACAGACCGAAAATTCACGCTGTTGACGACCGAGAGATTGATCTGGATACGGTTCTTGATGAAATTCAAGATACTCCGACGTATGCCCGGACGCTCGACGTAGTCAGTCAGAAGTGGGACGGTGCAAGCAAACAAGTTATTTCACAGACACCGCAACTGTTGAAGGTTATTAATGCCCACATGGAGTCAGGCATTTACGACTTGATCAGTAAAGAGGTTGAAAGTGAGCGCATGTTTGGTCGCTTAAATGGTTTGTCTGATATTGAATCTTACCGGCAGGTAGGTGATGCTATTCAGGCGCGAGGTGGGTTTAATCATTTGACCAATGGTCAAGTAAAAACACAATCTTCGCCTCCTGTAATTGTGGAACCTAAACCGAAGAAGGTTGAAGACGACAAGCTGAAAGATAAAAGGCGAGCTGCAAGCTCCACTAAACCTGTTGCCCCAACGACGGCTATTAAGGATTTCAATCCATTGGCTTTGTCGGATGAGGAATTCAGCAAACTTGCTGATAACAGGTTCCGTTAATTAATTCATTAAGGAACTGACTATGTCTATGCAATTTAATGCACCCCCAACCACGGCTTCAACCGTTGGTTCGCAAATCACCAATGAGTTCTATCAGAAGAAAGCTCTGATCGAAGCTCAAAAAGAGCAGTACTTCAGCCAGCTGGCCGACGTAATCTCAATGCCTAAAAACATGGGCAAGAAAATCAAGCGTTACCACTACTTGCCTTTGCTCGATGACGGCAACATCAACGATCAAGGTATCGACGCTGCAGGCGTAACCAGTGCTGGCGGTAATTTGTACGGTTCGTCTAAAGACATCGGCACCATCACTGGCAAATTGCCTGTGTTGTCTGAGTCTGGTGGCCGAGTCAACCGCGTGGGCTTCAAGCGTAAGGAAATTGAAGGTACTTTGGAGAAGTTTGGCTTCTTTGACGAGTACACCCAGGAATCCCTGGACTTTGACACCGATGCAGAACTCATGTCCCACATCAATCGCGAGATGATCATGGGTGCGAATGAGATCACCGAAGACTCGCT